ACACTTATCATCACCTCTGTCAATATAAAATCGTAGGGTACCAAACTTTTCTTTTACCTGAATGACAATCGGAAGTCTTTCTCGTTCTTCTTCCATTTTTTGTTTGGCTTCGGCAATCTCTTCATCGGTAATTGGTTTTTTGCTCCACGGTTTTATACCTGTATCATTTTTCCATTCTATAAGGTCATCATAATGCTCTTTTGCGTATCTATATTTCGAACTCAGAAGACCACAGAGAGTGTCAATGATATTGTACCACCCATCACCACATTCAAAACCCCAACACATGGCTGTGGTTTGCATGTCTCCATAACGATCCCGAAAAATCTCTGAATACTTTTCTACAAGTTTCTTATCAAGTTCTTCTCTCATTCTTTCACTCACAAAGATTCTTTGCTACATAATAATTAGTTCCCATATCCAACTCCAAATTAGTACGACAATTAGAACAATCACAAAAAGTTCCATAAGTGTGAAATCAAAAATTCTTTCTTTTAACTGATACTCATAGAACCATCTTTTACAATATGCGAACAATGATTGTATCATTGTTGAATCTCAATAGTTTTGTACGATCCAAGATTCTAATTCTTTTACACGATTTTCTAAAACTGAAACCGCAGTTCTTAAATGCCCAGTATCATGATTTTCAAATCTAGACTTTAAAACTTGAATTTCATCTTTGAGTGCTTCAACATGAGCCACTCGATCATACACTTCCACATTTGTTACTATACTCATAATATCCTCACTATAATAGTATCATCATTCACCCGTCCTGTCAAGAGTGCTTCTTTGGTAGTCAGGTCTGGTAAAATGCGCTTGAGTTTCACTTTGCCAGCATCTAACAAATCTTTCAGCACCACTTCTGGTTTGCGTAGTTTCTTGCCAATTGAAGTCTGCTCATTGTAATTTTGCAGTGTGCTACCTTTGACTGTTATGCCCTTTGCATTGTCTGCATTGTAGACACCAAGCAACTTAGTTTTGGTATTGTATGTCCACACTTGCAATGCGCCAACAATCTTTTCTGGAGACACGCTCGTTAGATTGAGTTCGGCAAACTCTTTTAGATACTTCATTTTTGCGACAACCAGCGTAGCCGGCTTTTCTTTCACTCTGCGCTTTTTGCGAATTGGTTTGTTCGCACTGACCATGCGGTTTGTCTCAGAGACAATTGTATCCAACAATTCTTTGAATCGTTTCAATTGTACTTTAGAGAAATTAGAATAGCCTTCTTTCAACTGATCATCAGTCCCAGTCAGAACTTCTTCAATTTCTTTTGCACGGTCAATGAAGACATCGCAAATTTTCTTGGATACAACTGAAGAGTATTGGCGTGACTTGAGTAGATTTACAATGTCGCCTTTTTGTTTGCAGTCATTTAAAATGAACTCGTCAATGTAGCCTTCAATCTCGCCGATCTCTTCGTTTGCTTTTTCTGCAATTCGGCTCTGAATTGAAATGACTTGTGCTTTAGGCTTTTCTTCTACCTTAGTCTTTTTGATTTCTTTAGACTTAGCTAACAACTGTTTATACTTTTCTGCATACAGTGTTTTGATTCGCTCGTTTGGTATCAAACCAATACATAGCATACGAGACAACCAACCCAACTGAAGATCAAATGCATTGTCTGGTAAAGAACTGACAAGTGCAATTTCTTCTTTGGAACGATTGATGAATTTTAGATATTCAAGAGTAAATGCTTTTGCATCTTTGCGATTACAAAAGTAATTGTACCATGAGAATGCGGAAGAAACATTTGAGTCATTACACTCAACGTCTTTCCAAATTGGTTCAGAGCCTACATACTTTTCATCACCACCAGTCGAAATTTTCGACAGTTTCATAATTTATGATCCTAAAGTAAATTCAATCTTACGAACAGAGTCAAACCTAAAAGAGCGCCACTCGTTTAATTCCAAGTCTACCACAGAGAGTACTTCTTCGTTTTCTTTGCGTACTGCACCAGTCTTTTTCTCATACGCTGGCATGTCTTGTTCACGCAATGATGCCTTCATGACTCTCATTGTACCATCTTTTTTCTGGAATGTCAAGGTGGCAGTCTCACGTCGGAGAATACCTTTAATCCATTCACGAAAAATCTTTTGATCTTTTTCACTCATTTGAGTATAACTGTTATCCAACACTTCATTTTTCATCATTTCTCTCCTCATCAAATTTAACCATGGTATACAGATAATCGTACAACTCTTTTAGTCCACCAATATATTTTGGTCCATCGTATATGTGCGGAACATGATTTGTTTCTGGAATCAACCGATGCAATTGTTGAATTGTATAGTCTTTTCCAAGAACAAAAGTCTTGTATTCTTTTTGACAGACAATCAATAGATTCTCTGATTTTTCAGTCGCTAGACTGTTTCTTGCCCCGTATATGTAAAACATTATTGACCTGATCGGACCGAAACATAGTTTCCTGGATCATGATCAAAAAATGATTTAAGCAAAACGCCGTTGTAATTGTATGTCACTTCATATCCCTTTAGCACCTTAAATATTTCTCTTCGTATCTCCTGATTACAAATTTGATTGTTGCGGTAAACCACTTCTACATTTCCACGAGAATCAAAATGCCGAGATTGAATTGTATTGCGACAAATGATCTTTGGAACGTGATGCACCACTTCATTATATATTGCAGTCTTATGCACAATCGGTGCGGTGTGTATAGAATTATTTTCAGAAAATTCTGTTACCACATTGACTGCGGCATAGGAAGTGTGTGCAAACAATGCACACACAAAAAGACTTTTATTCCACTGCATAGATGTTTGTCACAGTTTTAAGTGTAATCGTATGACCTGGGTCACGATTCATTCTTGCGGTGCGTAATTGACCATTGTACTCAAAAGTAACATTGTATCCAGTTACCCGATTGAAGTGTTCACGATCTTGATATGTGACGCATCTTTCAACCATTCGTGACTGAGATGGCGAGTTTTGACTGCCAATCATTGCGCCAGCAATTGCACCAACTGCGGTGCCAGTGTCTTTGTCTTTTGCAATTGCACGACCTGTTGCACCACCGACAATTGCACCAACCACTGCGCCCGAATTGTCTCTCGTCACTTCTTCAACATAAGAACAAGAGGTTCTTGGCACAGACCTGAAACTCTGTACAGTAATTGGTTCTACACTCATGACCCGAGCATTTACATAGGATGTAATGTTATCAGCATAGGCTGAAAGACTGAATGTTAGACCAGCAATTAGTGCAACATGCGTTTTCATTGTTAACCCTTTTTAACTTTGATTACTCCGCTAAACATAACGCCTAACCAAAATTTTACCCATGCAAGTGCAAATACCGTTGTCCATGTAAGAGGTATAATTTCAGTCGCAAAAAGAACATTAATAGATAAAATGGTAAACGAAGCCGCTATCAGTAAAAAACTAAATGCAACTGCGGCAACGAAAACGGCTACACCAACGATACCACTAATTGTAAGATCATTTTTCATAACTTCTCCACTTTTGAAAGACATAGTATAGCATATTTATATTGTCTTTGTCAAGTGTTGAATTTTAGAAAGTATTTAATGACGGTTCAAATTCTGCAATCAACTCACGCTCACGCTGATGAGCAGGCTTACGACCACGAACAACTTCAAGCACCTCATAGTGCCACTCACAATCGTCAAGGACCCGAAGTGCATTACAAAAATTCCAAGATTTATTTTCGCACCGCGCACGGCTCACATGTTTCTGCCAGCGAATCTTGACAGACTTGAGGTACGCTTGACCGAGTGCGACAGTCAGACCGATGTAGGTGTCGCCGGTGTCTACGCAAGTGACGCGGTAGATCACGTGGTTTCGATCTGATCTTTTCTTTCTCATCATGTTTATAGTATAGCACATTTGGTAAATATTGCAAGGGTTTTTTTGCACTTTTTTTGATGTGTTGCACAAAAACAACGCTATGTAAGTACTCACTAACATAAATAATACGTCAAAAGGAGATTAAAATGGTCAAATATTTACTGAGTGCGCTTATGTTAGTAAGTACTTACTTACCAAATTTAGTTTTCGCTCAACAACTTCAGTGTGGTGACCCTAAAGAAGTAATTAAAGATTTGAAAGAAAAATTTAATGAAGAGCCTATGTACATTATGCAAAATTTTCAACAAAGCAACTTAGTAGTTTTCATAAATAAAAATACAAAAGATTGGACTCTGGTTGTATTTGATTCTGAAGGAACAATCGCTTGTTTGGTATCAGCAGGTACCAACTTTACATTATTAGAAAATAAAAACAACAAAAATCTTTGAACTAAAATAATTCAGCAGTATATTGATCATATCATGTCCACCTTAAAAGGGGCTTTACATGATCGACCCAGTATCGGCGTTAGCATTGGCCACGGCCGCGTTTAATGGAATTAAAAAAGCAGTAGAGATTGGTAAAGAAGTTTCGGATGTTTATAGTCAACTAAGTTCATGGGCAGGTCACATGAGCGATTTGCAAGAATGCATTTCAGAGTCAGAAAAAGTACAAAAGAAACCAGGTTTATTTGATAAGATAGGTTTTTCTAAGTCAGCAACTTCAGAAGCATTTGACATGCTGGTTGCAAAGCAAAAAGTAAAAGAGATGGAAGAAGAGATTCGTCATATGTTTTTGTACGGCGATTTGCAACATCTAGGTCTTGATGGTCTTCGTGACTTTTATCAAATGCGTAGAAAGATAAAAGAAGACCGTGAAAAAATGATTTATGAACAAGCAAGAGCAAGAAAGAATTTGTTTGATGCAATTAAATTATATGGAACGATAGCACTTGTTGTACTCATCGGTGGAAGCATACTTTGGTTTATGGTTGATATGGTAATTGTAATGGGTCAAGAGGCGGGTAAGTGGTAGAAATGCAGATACTACATAATCGAAACGGTTACTACAAGCAGTATGTAGTAACCGATGATGACTTTGTTGTTGCAGTCATAACTGATATGACTATGGCAGAAGAATTAGAAAAAGAAATACAAAAAAAGAACAGAGAGTATGATGCTAATCGAAAAAATGTTTGATCTATACGTTAAAACTTGTTTGCAACTTTGGTACTTGCCATATGCCCTTATTGGGAATATGACAAGTAACTCATGTAAACCGAATTAAGATTTACGTCCGCTACGACCAGCAGTCTTTGCTTTGACTGCTGGTTTTTTTACCGCAGTTTTTGCCTTCGCTACTGTTGCTTTTGCTTTCTTTACAACTTCAGTTTTCTTTACGGCTTCAACCGTATTTTGAACTGCCGCTTTTACATCTTCAGCATCAACTTTACCATCTTGATTGACATCAAATCCCTTTGTCTCACGATTAAAGTAAATTAATGTCCCGACAACTATAACTACAACTAGCGCAATAAGAATTTCCATAACATCTCCTTAAAAAATTTATTTATATTAATCCCACAGATTTCTAAAATATTTGCCAAAAAGTCTCAACCCATTGTTAATTCTTTCTTGTACTTTTTGTATACCATCATAGTCACATTTGTATGTATGATTAGGACCTTCCTTCATTGTATACAATGTTGGTTTGCCATTCTCATTCCATGCACATGCTTCTGAGTAATGATCCATTTCACCACTGCAAAATTTGTCTTCCCAAGAATCATCTACAAGGTGTTCAAATGCAAAGATCATTTCATCAAGCACCCAACCCCATCGTGCGTGAATGTCACGATCACCCATTTCAGTTTCATCTTCATGATAGAAGTCAAAACACTTTTGTTCTTCGTATTTTTCGGTTGTAGTATATCGTAAATGTTCTGGAACATCTTCCATGTCAACCACACCAGAGCCATGCTTTGTTGCTTTCAGTTGCTTGAGCATTGGCAGAATGATTGGTGCAAGTGTTGAATCCATTGACCATGTATCATACTTGTCAATTTTAATGTACTGTATGCGTACTTTGAAATTATCTATCCAAATCAGAAACTTGTGAAGTAGAGTTTTGTGTTCTTTCTTTCTATCAAATGGATCAGTCTTTTCTCCATCCCACGAACCAGTCGCAAGCCAGTGTCCAAAGTTATGCACCCACTCAGGTTCACGCTCAATGCCTATTTCATCTTTTTCTTTCTTTGCCCAAAAGCAAAGCAGTTCAGCCAACTGATAAGGACCGAACCAGTTTTTGTAAGGACCAATGTAAACTTTCATTTTGTTTCAACTTTTTTTAGATTAAGCAACTCTCTCGCTCTGTCACGAACTTCTTGAGTAACTGCATGACCATACATTTCAGGATTCAATAGGTCTTTGAGAAAATGATATATCTCTTCAGGCAAGTCTTGGTGGGGGATCAAATTCATCATCGTTAGATTCCTGTTTATTCGCAAGTTTTAAAAACGAACTTGTCTTTGAAAATTCGTTTGGCAATGCTTGAGCGATCATTTCAAAATGATATTGTCCTGGGTAGTGCCGAAGAATTGATCTTGCTCGTTCACGAATCGCTCTAGGCACTTTTGGTGTTGCGGCTGGGTTACATAGTTCCATAAGAAACTGGTAGCCGCATCTCATTGCTCTATATCTTTCATCAGGCAGTGTCATCTTCTTCCCACTCCGTTACAAATGTTTCAAATTTCTTTTCATCGGGCCAATCTTTGCAATAGTAATTGTCCACATCGCACAGTTTTAAAACATCGTCTTTTGAAATTACACGATGAGATACAATTGTTTCTCCTAGATGTTCCTGAGAAAATTCTTTCGCTTCTTCCATCGTGACTGTATCAAGTGCCCACAATGTTTTGTCTTTACCCCATTGATCAATGCCAGTCGGCACTTCAACAACATAGCGTTGACGAAATTGATTGATGCATTCTATAAGCACATATTGAGTTTCAATTTTTTTCATTTCCCAAGTCCCATCTTTACGATCAACCCATTCAATTTTATCACCTTCTTTCCACCCAGCCTCTTCAATAAAGTCTGGAGGGAATTCAAGTATCGCTTCATCATTTTCATCACGCTTCACATCAAGTGTCCAAGTTTTCATAATATTCTCCATAAATGTTGAAAGATTACCATACAAGAAATCCAAACCCAAAGAGTGTTAAATCCAACTAATGTAGGGAGCAGTTTTTTGTTGCTGGCCCAAATCAATGTAAGACTTGTTATCAGTGTTAGAAAAAACAACCACCAAATTTGAATACCGAAAATTAAACCAGGGACAATGATGATTGCTTTCGTGAACCAACTAAGAAATTCAACTATATTATAGTTCGTCCAGTACTCTTTTGTAAACCACATACGATAACAATTTTCAATTGCTTCCCATGTACTATGTGTATATGTAATGGCAATTAAAACGATAGCCACTATTGTAGCAATGATATATTCCATACTAATCCAAATTCAAAATTTGTGGTTGTGTGTTTAAAACAAAAGTTCGTATTGCATTCCATTGTGTAAAAATTTCATTTGAATCATGTTTGAGTGTCAACGTTTTTAAATTACTCAACGCTTGAAGCACATCTGTAAACTCTCCTATCTGATTCTTATATACAGAATAATCATATGGCATCGCATGTACTTTATATTTGTTCAGCAATAAAAACGTAGAAAACAGTCTTTCCACAAGAAATGGAAAAAGATTTAGTTCTTTGTCTCTTGCATAATTCGCACTTTGATTCATTACATCATACAACTCTTTTGGTAAATTGTCAAGTTCTCTTCCAACTTTTACCAAAAACTCAAGATAGTCTTTCCAAAATTTAAATGTTCCAACAAAGTAACTACAGTAGCATGTGGTATGTGATCCCATCATGCTATCCAGAACACCAGCATCGTAGTTTAACTTTTCAAGAATATACTTTGCGACATTCTTTAAACCTTTGTGATAGTACTCACCCTGTTCCCACACATTGAAAAACAGTGCATCTTGTACTCTTGCATGATTGAAAAGATAAACATCATTGTTTGGATTGTTTTCTATTTCTTTAAAGAGTACATCAGATGGCACTTTTAATTTTTCATGCCATCTTGGTCCAAACATTCCCCATGCGTCTAGATCGTCTGTTAATCTGTCATCAATAATTTTAAGAAAATTATAATACTCACGCAGTTCTGGATGTGCATTTTCTGTATTGTCAAATGGTGTAAGTTTAGCATCAACTTGATCTATCTGATCTTTCTCAAAACAGATTTGAAATATTTTAGTTTTCATTAGTCAGATATCCCAACACCATTTGGTGCAATGTTTCCTTGCACACCAATTTTACCAATTAGTTCTACACGATGGCTTGGCAAATGCACTTGAAGCAAATGCTCAATGTCAATGTAGCCACCTTCTTGCAGTCGCTTCATCATGTGTGCAAACATGTTTTTGTATGCATCTGCAATTTCTAGAAGCAATGCAGAATCAAAACTCCAAAGTCTGCTCATGTATTGCGTAGTCACTCCGCCAGTAATTTCTGGAGTAAACTGACTTGTGTATGGTCCACGAATGAGAATCTTTTCTTTAGCATTCAGATGTCTTTCAAAATTAAAGTTTTCATTGAGCGTATATCTACCACTCAATTTAAAGATACGATCATATTGATTCATTAAGTTTGATTTTTGACTATCAAAGAATGAACCAAACATGATCAGTTCAATTGCATTTTTTACAATGTCCCAATTAGTAGACTTTTGAATTTCTTGAATGTTTTCTGCGTCAACAAAACTGTAGAAGATTGTAACATAATCTTTCAATGCTTCTCTTTCTTCAGCAGTCAGATGTTCGTGCCCACCATCAAGAACAATAATGTCTGACTCGGGTGCATACTTCTGAATTGATTTAAAAGTCTCAATCGTCTGATTCAATCTTTGATTTGTATCATAGACACCATGCTTTGCGTGAATAGCAGAGGAGATTATAAAAACAGATTTAAGATTTTGGGTCTGGCTTCTTTGCATTTGTCTTCCTCATTCTCTTTTCTTCAAGCGTCTTTTGCTTGAGTTTCAATCGCTTCAATACTTCTTCGCCTTCCATCCAAATATCTTTGTTGTCTAGAATTGCTTTAATTTCTTCTTCAGTCAAAAAGTTCTCGTAGACTTTTCTCATAATTTTTTCAGACCACTTTCGTTCGTGAGTAATGTTGTCATACATTTCACCACCTTTACCAAAAGACAATCCAGAATAGTTATGAAACATAAACATTGAATGTTCCGATATTTCAAATTGATTTGCACATAAAAATATCATTGTGGCTGCACTCATACATGCGCCTTCTACAGATGCAATGATCATTGCATTTGATTCGTTCAATACTCTCATAAACTGAATAGCAGTAAATAAATCACCACCCGGTGAATTGATATGAATTTTTATTAGATCAGTATTATTTGCGTTTCGTATGACTTCAAACCAATCAGTATAAGTCTTTGCGTCTTCAATTACACCAGAAATATAAAATGTGTGTAATATTCCAATCGGTTTAGGTTTTGGTCTATTTGAGTTATCATCCAAATTTATAATTGTTTTTTCTTCCATAGTGTGTCCATTCTATCAGATTTAATTTAGGTTGTCAAGAGTGTGTATCCGTACTTACATATGTAGTATGCATCAATGATGTCGGATGATGGGTTCCACTGCTTTTCGGTTTGCTTCAGTTCTTTCTTTAAGCGGATTGAATTGTCAGATTCAAATACTTCTTGCATTCTTTCTTTATTTGCATTGCCTTTACCTGTGGCAAACTTTTTGATCACTGTCGGCGGCACTGTTGCGTATGCAATGCCAAGATTCCAAAAACGATATTTAAGAATTCCTGTGTTCTCTGCTATGTTGAATACTCTACCAGTTGAACCCATAGAGTAGTCTTCAATAAAAACTTTGAGAACATCTCTCTCATAGATACGATCTAAAAAATAGCTAGAAATTGTATCATAGCGTTTGTTTAGATCATCATCAAATTCAAAATAAGTCCCAGTTATATTTTTAAGAGAGACTTCATACTTTTTACTTTTTGTTAAGTAGTAGCATTCACAGTTTGCAAAATTCATATTGCCATCTGCTTCTGTATAAAAACAGATGGCTGGTGATGTCATTGAGTAATCAATACCTGCTATCGTCATCCTTCTCCCATTCATCTTCTGAAAGTTTTTCCCAATTCTCTTCATCCCAATCTTCAGCATCAGATGAAATGTTATCTTCTTTTAATTCTGTTCCACAATAAGAACAAAAATGTGGCTTATCATGAATTTCATTCTCTTCTATGTATATATCGTAATCAGCATCGCACTCATCGCAATAAACTGTATACCCTGGCATGTTGTCTCCTTTATTTCCAGTATTTGGAATAGTCTATGTTATTCCAATAGTTTTCGTTATTCCGATTCCAAAAGTTTTTAATGAGATACCATGCCATACCAAAGTAACCCATCTTTTGAAATCGTCTACTGTCTTGACCAAAATAGTGATTGACCAATTTGAATTTTTTTGTGTTATATTTTTTTGAAAGAAAAAAGTCTTCACTGGTTTCATACTTACCTGGAAAACCACCAAGTTCTTCAAATTTATCTCTTCGTGTGAGAAAGAAAGCACCGACTGCAAATGGTACCCAACGACTCATTATACGATTGATTACATTAAAAATTGAAAACCCAATCTTTGCACGAACATCATAATCATAACACTTTGCATATAGTCCAATCAAGTCAAGATTGTTGCTTTCTAATATATCTACACAATCAGCAATTACATTGTTGTCAAAAAATCTCACATCACTATCTATAAACAAAATATAAGGTGTTGTGACAAGTTTTGCCCCATTGTTTTTTGCAACTGAAACTGGACCTCCCTCAATGATCTCTACATTTAAAGATGATTTGTGTTTTTGAATTGCTTCCCGAGTATTGTCTGTAGAACAATCGGCAATAATGATTCTAGTCTTATCAATTCCTACCTGCACTGCTAAGTGTTGAAGCAGATGTGGTATGTACGCTTCTTCATTCTTGCATGGAACAACAATGGTTATTTTTTCTGATAGATTCATTTAAGTAACTCATTAATTGAACTGACTTGTTTTTCAATCTCGTATTTGTTGCCAACAGTAACAGGCACACAAATACCCCCTTTAATTTCTTTTGCATACTTCTCGCAAGGCTCTTTTGTTTGCCAAACTTCAACAAAGACTGGCTTCGCACCAACATGCGCTACAATTACAATTGCCCAGAGAACGTTCATTTGAGTTCATTCCATGTTACAATTTCCCATCTTCCATCCTCATGTTCAACGAGTGCAGAGCAAGATTCAACCCAGTCGCCGTCATTCATATATATCGTGCCATCTATTTCTTTGATTTCTGCGTGGTGAATGTGTCCGCAGATGACACCATCGTACCCTTTTCTTTTACAATATGCTGAGAGATTTTTCTCAAAGCGAAAAATGAAATCCACTGCTCTCTTAACTCTCGCTTTAAGGAACTTAGATAGAGACCAATAGCCCCAACCACAACGACGGCGAAAATAATTATAGTGAGTATTAATGGTAAGAATGACATCATATGCTTTATCTCCTAGAAACGCAATCCAAGGTGCAAGTCTCGTAATCCCATCAAACAGATCGCCATGTGTGACAAGATAGTGTTTACCATCAATACCAATGTGTTCAAATTGATTGTATATTTCAACGTTGCCAAGATTGATGTTGTAGGGCAACATCTGTCTAAGAAACTCATCATGATTTCCTGCAATGTAAATTACTCTTGTTCCTCGCTTTGCATAACCTAATATTCTTCTGACTACATTTGTGTGTGTTTGTTTCCAACGCCACTTGTTTTGTTGTATCTTCCAACCATCAATAATGTCGCCAACCAAATAGAGTGTATCGCAAGAATTGTTCTTGAGAAAATTATTTAACAACTCTGCTTTGCAATCTTTTGTCCCAAGATGAACATCACTAATAAAAATTGTTTTGTACTTCATAAAAACATTTAATTACTCATACATCACAGTATCAGAATCACCAAGCGCCCACTTAGCATTGTGTTCAACTACATATTTTTTCGTACAAACTTTGAAGTCCGGAAACAGTAACTCTTTTGGATTGCTTGACGGGTCTAAGAAAATTGTACGATTGTTTGGTTGTGCGGCATACTGACCGTTATCAAGTTCAATAAAGTTAAATGACTTATGATCCATAGGTTCTTCAGCAAAACCAGTTGGTATTATGTTAGGGTCTGCATTCGCATGGTCAATCGTAAACATATATTTACCTTCATACCAATTCTTATCTTTCGCATAGAATTTGCAACTTAGATTTTGTAAAAATGATTTACGAATTACTGTAATGTCATATCCCATAGAATCCCAAATTTGCAAATAGTTCAAAGGTAAAAACTCTTCAGGTTTTAAATCATGATTACGAGATACAAATGCTGAAATAGGAAACTTATCATACAATGCACCATAGTTAGGTAGATATGCTTCAATGCGTAATGCTTGCCCTTGAATAGACTTTGCAGTTACCCAATAGCATGGCTCATATTCTCCATGACCTTTTTCAAAGTCATAGAGAAACTCTTTACGAATGTAGCAATAGACTGTTGGTATGTTACATACAAGAAACATTTAATTTTCTTTCTTTAAAAGTTTTAAATTCAATGTCATGTTTTCTACAATCAATTTGGTCACAGTCGCAAGAAGTGCAGTCTGTTGATCAATGTTCCATGGTTCTGGAAACTTTTCAAGCACACTTGTAGCCACTAATTTGTATGCATCATCTTCGTTGATTGAAAGCATTCCCCAATCAATTGGATCTTCGCTTTCAACTTCTTTTGCTAATACGACTAATGTGTTTACCGTTATCATTTAATAACCCTCACTCAATTCTTTTGGGATTATAAAGTATTGGTGTAATGCTTGTAGTTTATCATGTGCATCCACAAGAGCAGACAATTCTTTATCAATCGCACCAGTAAAATTCTCATGCTCTGGTATTGCAGTCGGGTTTGCTAACATAATATCTATGTTCAACTTATGTTGAAGTATTTGTGCGCCATAATACTCTTTAAGTGTAACTACGATTTTTTCTCTCATTTAAAAATTCCTTAAATTTTAATGCTATGTTTTTTTAAGATTAGAAGTATCTAGTAGTATATTGCCAGAAAAAGAAATTCTTTTTCCATCAGAATTATAAAATGGGTAAACACAATGAGAAAGTGCTGGTGAAAACATCATAAACTTTTTTTCCCAAGACTTATCTAATCTAATTGTATGATTTACTGTGCCACCAAAAACAGGATGACAATAAACAAATTGAAAACACCCTACTGTTGCTTGATCTCTCTCGTATGTTGCTTCTTCATCAAAAGTAAATGGCACATTAATCCAACCAGAGTAACTCAAAATTCCAGAATGTTTGTGTACAGGAATATATTCACCTTTCTTTTGCAAATTATACCAAGGAGGACCTAAAGTCAAAGAAATGGGTTCTATTGGGTCTTGATGATATAAGCCATAAGAAAATTTGCTAAAATCATTGTTTGGGAATATATCTCTATATTCTGCATAAGTTTCTGACACAAATAACTGAAGTAGTCTTAGTGTTTCTTCATTTTGAATTGCATAGTGTGTCGAAACACCATTTGATGTAAGACCGGTTTTAAATAAATCATTTTTTTCTAAAGTTTCACATTCTCTTTTAAATGCCGAATAAAGATCGTCTGGAATATCTTTAATCAACACATCAAGAAAATCTAAGGGGTCACAATCTTTTCTCATATATCTACTGTCCTCATTTCTGGTATTGGGTGTTTTGAATACATAACTCCTTTAATGAAAAAGACCATGATAAGTCTTTCTTCTTCATTACTTCCATAAAAGTCTTCAACTCCATGCAAAGTATTCCCATCATATGCAATAAGTCTATTGTACACATTTGAAAACCTAACTGTTTCTACAAACTGTGAATTGTGGTTTTCAATTGCATCTTGATATATAGATTCTTTTTGTGGATTGAAATTTAAATGTTGTTCATTTTTTAATTCTAAAGTTTCTGGTGACATGGAAGCAAAAAAATTATTTTCTTTTTGCTTATATAAAGAAGTTCCACAGGAAGAATCAACACCAGGATTTAGATATACCACACCCGCACCCGGAGTGTGATCATGATGAATCCATCCTTTCTTTATATTGCCATATTGATTTTTAGGAAATCTCTGAAACATTACTTCAACTAACCATTGGGGAGGAACATCAACTGTCAAGTCATAAAACATTTTGAAAAATTTTTTCGTAAATAGAAGAAAAAAATCATAATTTATTTCATGTAATGGTCTTGTTCTTATTCCGGGCCAGATTCCACTCATATCTTTACATTTATTATATGGCAGAGACAAAGCAAACTCTCTTACTTTTTCAGGATTATTAAAAAAATTATCAACACATATTGTAGGAAAATACATTTAAACTCCTTATTTTATTAAGCCGCTTTGCCCCATACGTCTTCCCATCTACCCGTTAATGCACCCTTTGCGTAATCAGTCGCACGATTCTCAAAGAAGTTTGTGTGAGTTGGCGCATTGATCATTTCTTCTACCCATGGCAGAGGATTCTTTTTAACTTTAAAGATACCCTTCATTCCTAATGAAATTAGTCGCCGATCTGCAATGTAGCGAATGTACTGTTTGACTTCATCAATGGTTAGTCCCTGTACACCACCAGTTCCAAATGCAAGATCAATAAACTTGTCTTCAAGTTCTACCATGCGTGTTGCAATTGTGTAAATCTTAGACTTGAGTTCGTCATTCCAGATTTCACGATTCTCTTCTATGTATTTGCGAAATAATTGAATCATTCCTTCACAATGTTGAGTTTCGTCAACAATTGACCAAGTAACGATCTGCCCCATACCCTTCATCTTTCCTTGTCTTGGAAAATTAAGTAGCATAATGAATGAAGAAAACAATTGCATACCTTCAGTGAATGCTGAAAAGGCTGCGATATGTGCAGCCGTAGATTCAATCGTACCATTCTTTGATGATAGGTCCATAATGTACTCATGCTTTTCACGCATTGCTTCATACTCTAAAAATTCTGAGTATGTAGATTCTGGCATACCGAGTGTCTCAATCAAATGTGAATAGGCTGCGATATGTAATGCTTCTCTTGCGGCAAAGCCAAGAAGCATCATACGAATTTCTGGTTGCTTGAAGTATGGTAGATAGTTTGTGACATACCCACCAGCAACGTCAATGTCGCCTTGCGTAAAGAAACGAAAAATGTTTGTAAGAAAGTTTCTTTCTTCTTCAGTAAGTTTTTTCTTCCAGTCTTTTACATCTTCAGCCATTGGAACTTCGGTGTGTAGCCAATGACTTTGTTCATGCTTCAACCAAGCATCATACGCAAAGGGGTAGTAAAATGGTTTAAATGCAGTACGATCATCCGTTAGTTTGTATTCCGTTTTCTTCATTCGCTTTCTCCGTTAGTATTACTTTTGTGCTTGGGTGATGTTTTTTAAAATACTCAACAATCTCATCCATGTTTTTGCTTTGAACTAAAAATTCATTTGTTGCTTTGTTCCAGACATAAATGATTCCACCAACCGTTTGTGTGTCACATAGAATTATATTTTTAACTCGCTCTTCTTCTGGCTCTTCATCTGAAACGTGATACTTGTCATTTGCATTTGAACTTACTAACTTGTAAGTAATGTAAGCAGAAACGATTGTGACAATAAAATCGATTAAGTTTGGCATTAAGTTCTATCCCTTATGTTTTGTACAATTTGTGTACAAAGTTCGTCTATCTGTTGTTGGGTATAATCCATACTGTCTGTATTATTTAACTCTGATAACCAATTATCAAAATCAGCAAGTCTCATTGGCAAATACTTTATTGGAACATTTTTTCGAACTGTCATAAACCAGTCTGGGTACCCATAATTTGCTACACTTGTGCCACCAAAAAATGTTGTTCCTGGCTTTTGTGTTGCGTATGCGATGTGCATACCACAACTATCTACACCAACAAAGTAATCTGCTTGTGCAAGAACGGCTGCACAATCTCTATACCCAAGAGCGTTTAAGTTCTCATATTCATTTTCGTTAAACACACCTTTAGTGTCAAATATTATAACTTGATAGCCTTCTCTTTTCAAGCGATCAAAAATTCTTTTTGATGCATTTAAATCCAATGATCTTGAACTACGATCTACAACATCTCCATTTTGAAATAATGCACTGCTTCCAAATGGTTGATAAATGATTGTCTTTCGATTTGGATCGATTCTACCTTTCGCATTATTTAATTCAAATTTAGAAAAGTATAAGTTTGGTTTTGTATTCTCACTTGTGCCATTTATTTCTTCATCAAAAGACTGAATCATATTGATTCGTTCATTTAGAAAATTTGAATTGTAGTATGGCTCAGGTTTAATTATTTTTGTGTCTTTAATTTTTTCAAACAAACCTTTTGTCTGAGTATCCCAAACATTGTCTGTTAAAATTTTATTGCCCCAAAAAATTGCAGTCCAATAATTTGTAACAATTGTTGCATTTGGATTATTCTGCACAAACTTTTCAAGTGCTGGTATTGCACTTATATGTCTTCCTAATCCACCATCAATCAATAATGTAGTATTCATATTTTACCCTTCACATGCTAGGCATGTATCTCCTTCAACAAGTGCTTTCATATCTAGTTCTTTGATGACTTCCCTTTCAATACGTTTTGCCACTTTATCCGCCTTACCAATCTTTTCAGAACGGCAATAGTAAAGTGTCTTAAGACCCATTTTCCAAGCCATGAAATGAATAGCATGTAGATATTTAACATTTACATCTGGCCGAAAGAAGAGGTTAACGGATTGCGCTTGGTCAATGTAACTCTGTCTGTCAGATGCGTGTTCCACAATCCATCGCTGGTCAATTTCCATAGACGTTTTGAATATGTCCTTCTGCCATTCATCAAGAAATTCCAAGTGCTGAACTGATCCATCGTTTGCAATGATACTTGACCAGGTGTCTTCATACCAACCTTCCTTGTGTGATTCGGACTCTTTACGAATAATTGCATCTAGATACTTATTCTTATTTAATGATGAACCACTTAGCGTATCTTGACGATATGCATTTGCTCTGAATGGTTCAATGCTAGGTGAGGTATTACCCATAATGATTGAACTACTAGCGTTAGGAGCAATAGCCATAAGGTGAGAGAACCGCTGCCCCGTACCTTTTGCATCAGGCGCTTCCCCACGCTCTTTGCCCAAGTATATGTTTGCTTGGTCGAGCATTGCTCGGATGTGCTTGAACATTCTGAGGTTTGCTGATTTTGCGATGGCTGACTCAAAAGCAATATTATTCCGTTGGAGATAGGCATGATAACCAAGAGCCCCCACACCAATAGAACGCTCACGGCTAGCGGAATACTTGGCCCGAGAGACATGATTAGGAGCATTGTCAATGAAATACTGAAGTACGTTATCAAGCATCTCCGAAACGTCCCGCAAAAAAAGTTTGTTATCTTTCCATTCATCAAAGTACTCCAAATTAACTGAAGAGAGGCAACAGACTGCGGTACGCTTCTTGTCTGTCGGCAAAATAATTTCACTGCACAAATTTGACTGCTTAATGCTTAGACCAAGTTTCTTTTGAAACTCTGGCATCTGTCGATTGCTTGTATCAATAAAATGAATATATGGTTCACCAGTCTGCATACGAATGTCAAGTATGCGTTGCCATAATTCTTTTGCAGATACGATCTCACGAACCTCACCCGAATGTGGATCTTTTAATCCCCAATCATCATTCGCATGAGGATCTTTCATGCAGTTTTCAATGGTCTGCATAAAGTCATCTGTAATATTTACACCATGATGTAGATTGAGACACCGAAGATTAGGATCGCCCGTAGGCTTTCTCATTTCTAAAAAAAGAAGAATATCTGGGTGAGAAATATCAAGATATGTAGCATAACTACCCCTACGAGTCCTACCTTGTCGATAAGCGAGAGATGATGCGTCATATGTGCGAAGGTGGGGCATAACTCCAACACTTTTATCATCCGAACTGCGAATTCCGAGACCGATTCCAACTCCACCCCCTAGCATTGAGAGCCAGTTAACTTCCGAAAGAGTGTCAACAAGCCCTTCCGCACTGTCATCAAGATATGGCAAAAAGCAAGATATAGGAAGCCCACGCTTACTCCGACCAAAAGATAAAATAGGAGTGGAATAGCTGAGCCAATGTTTACTACTATAGTCATAAAGCCTTTGAGCATGTTCAAGATTTGTTCCAAAAGCCTTTGATACATACGCAAACCTTTCTTGAGGAGAGGCTTCATCCTCTCTCATGTAACTTTCTTTGAGTCTTTTGATTCCTAGTTCATCAAACAATTCATCTCTACTGTATTCTACTTTAATGTCGTGTACTATACCTGGTGTCATTCAAGCCTCACTTATTGTTCTAATTATTGGAAAAATTTTACTTATCACTTCAGCACATGCTTTCGCAATCTCTATGTGTTCTTTTTGTGTTCCGTTACTGCTTCTTAATTCAACGTAATGTACCCATGATCTCAATGTTCCATTTACATACAATCGTGATACTGTGTTTCCTTCTGGTAATACTGCTCTTGCTTGTTCTTTTGCGATGCCATTTGTGACTGCCCAGTTATATGCAGTTCTAGCCGCAGTGATTACATGCTCTTGATGTTTTTCCCATTCTTTTTGTAGAGATTCATCATTTGTTTCTATACTGTTTTGTCTATTCTTGGTATCTTGCAGTCTTGCATCTCGTAATACAAAATCAAGTTCCGAAGTTGGATCGGCATACCTTTGGCTAAATTCTTGAAATGAGAATGAGCGGTGTCGTAGCAATTGTCTTGCAATGTCTCTTGTGGTTTCAACTTCAAGGCACGCTGAGACCATTTCGAGTGGCGACCAGTGTTTGTTTTTGATGAGGTACCGAATGAGTTTTTCAGATGTCTCGGTATTGAACTGATTGGATGGATTAGATACTCTTGCACAATAGGCAACCAAATCTTGTGCGGTTGAAAGTAATTCAAAATCATTTTCGCTCTCTTTATCTATCTGTGAATAACTTACTAATCGTACTTTCATATCATTTTCCAATTGTTGAACTCAAGTAGTGCTTGTGGACCGTAGAAAGTATTTTTATTTATTGTATTCAGAATTTCATTCTGCGTTTTTCCCGACATTATCATTTCATTGATATCTTTTTCTTCAATTGATTTTGGCCAGATGCAGACGCTTGCGTTTGCTTCAATTGCACTCTTCATTTCACGCACAATTTCTTTATTTCTTGGTTCGTTATCATAAATCAAAATACCTTTTAAATAATTAAGCACTTCTTTTAAATTTGAATTACCAACTGCAACCGCATTAGGCAAAAACAGACTATCAATTGGACCCTCGGTCACATAGATAGTCTGCTCCTTATCTATACGATTCAAATTGTAAATCATTGGTGATTCTTTAACTTTAATTACAACATACCGTTGTTTCTCATTACGCAATGCACGACAAGAGAATCCAATCAATTCATTTTTCTCATTGTAAAATGGCATGACAAGTCTTGGTTCATGCGTAGTCAACTTCTCTTCATACTCTGGTGCAAACGTTTTCATGAATGAAATATCTTCCACATAGAAAAGATTTTCATATTGTGTTTCTGGAATTTTTCTGCTTTTCACATAGCGAACTGCTTCATGACTTTCATTCAATTCGGATAGACTTGTAAGAATACCTTTAAAGTTATTCTCACGATTGCTACCAAACTTCACAGGCTTAAAAACGAAACCATGATCTTTGTGAGGCTTACGTCCTGTGTCTCCTGCTTTGTATCTATCTAAACAGTATTCTTTATAAAGCGCGGAATCAATGGATTTGATTAAACTACCAAAAGACATTGATGCACTACAATTGTGACATTTGTAGAACATGCCACCTTTTTGTGCAAAAAGATAGCCTCGTGCTTTGTTTTGATTTGTCTGAGAGTCTCCACAAATAGGACAACGAAAATTGTAGAGATAGTCTCCTTTGCGTTTGAATTTGTTCAAACGAACAGATAAAGTACCAATGTACTTTTGATCAACCCACATACTCATAACAATACCTCAAAAAAAATTGTCTGACAACTGTATCAGTATATCAGACAATTCGTGTCAAGTCAAGCAAACAGTGCCAGCAGTGCTTCCAGTTTAACGTTGGAAATAATCCATGCAATAACAATTACACCACCTGCTATCATCCACTTCCATTGTAGAATCTTTTTCAGATCATCATCTTCTTTTTGATTGTGTTCATTTATTGTAGCATGAAGAGATTTAATCTCGTCCATGATTCTGCGTTCAGTTAATTCTATCTTATCAGATAGGTTCCTGTCAACAGTGGTTATGCGAGAATGTAATTCTTTTATGTCTTGCACAGTGTCTTCTTTTCTTTTGTTCATGTCATCGTAGATTTGGTTTACCATTCGATCATGATTATCCACCAGCTTTTCAATAACTGTATCCATCTTTTCGCAAAGATGCGTGATGTTGGAAACCTGAGTCTTCAGGACTTCCACATCAACTCTGAGACTGACTACTGGGTCTTCCATATTACTTTGTTGGCACTACAGTCCCTTCAAGTTTCTTATGTATTTTCATCTCACGACAGTCTTGAAGTGGTTTGCCATCTTTTCCAAGTACAGGTTTTCCATCTTTTGTAATGCGATCAATACATACTCGCTTTGTCACTGCTTCTTTCTTTTCTGCTGGTGCAGATACTTGAACAACTTCAGCATGAGTGTGCTTTGTAACTCTTTCTCCAGCACATGCTGCCAAACCAATTGATAGTCCAAGTACTACGAATGTTGTTTGAAATGTTTTAGTCATTTGAGTCCTTTCGTTTTATAAATCTTTCAGATGCAGTGAAACCTAAACCTGCAATTGCAATGTACATCATTCCTTCAAATACATACTCCTCAACTTTTTTATCCCAAAATAAATCTGCGAGAAATCCTATTGCACAGAGACAAAACGCAAGCATTGTGACAACCCTCTTGCTACTTAGAAGGTTATCTGTTCCGTCACATAGAATTTCACGAATTGGATTCATTAGAGTTCTTCGTGAGGTGGCTGCTCTGGTGCCGCTTTGCCTTTGTAACCAGTTGTTGTTCCGCCTGATGTTGGCACTGAACTTGGCATTGCATGTCTTGATGTCGCAGGCGCATCAAAGAACATTGGCTTAGGCATTTCGCTTACTTTAACTTCTTTTGTTGCTTCTTTCAATGCACGTTCTCTGAGGTCTTTGTCACCGCCGGCTAACATGATGCCAGAAAGTGTACCAGTCAAAAATGTTGCAATTGGTATAATCAATTCAAAAAACTTTTGATCAATTGGACTAATTGCTCCAAGTGGTTGTGATACAAAGATAAGACTGTACAGTACAACAAACACAATTCCAAACAACGTAAATCCAAGAAGAACACCAATAATGAATTTAAGACGAGCCATCAATTCATCTTCAGTATACCTTGGTCCAGTAAAAAAATCTTTAATCATTTACATTCTCCTTGTCTTGATTCAACTACAGGTGCTTCAGTTCTTTCAAATATTGGACGAATGTGGTAATCTGCACAATCGCCATCTGCTTCACATTGAGGCCTTTGACATGCGACATCTTCCCAATTTTCTGGATTCTGACAATGATATCTAAATCTCTCACCACATCCAATTAATGACAATGCAACTATGGGTGCAATGATCCATTTCATGTTTTACCCCTTTAATACATGAAGGGCGTGTTCATAATGTTTAATGCGATCATCAAGTCCAATCGTTCCACCATTGATTCGCTTTGTCAATGTTACAATGTCACCGCTGTCTGCCCATTGATTGAGTTTGTTTGTTTCCCAAAACCAACATGCCGATTGTGCCGCACCTTCAAATGTCATAAGATACTCTGTTGCTTCTTCTGGAGTAATTTCAAGACTGGCTGCAAACCACATGTAGTTTTGCTTACCAGTTAGTTGAATTAACCCACGACCACGAAATTTCCAGCCATCACCAGACTCTTCTGGTCCATTACCCATACGACTTGCATAGATACGATTTGCAATTGCTTCAGCACGATTTGGTCTTGAAGCATATTGTTGTGCAAGTTCATCTGTAGGAAAGTATTTTGGAAATACACTTCTCAAAGACTGCCAACGATAGTTTAAATTCTCTGTCAGAATACGAAAGTTTGCAGACTCATGAGCGCACTGTGCAATGAAGGCTGCGATGCGCTTTGGTGTGTTGATTTCGTAATCTGGCAATAATTGAATCAACGCATTGTGCCATTGTGGCACATATGGATTACCTTTGATTAACTCTGCTAATTGTTTTTCAGTAAGCATACTAGAATCCTAACCAATTTTTCTTAGGTGGTTCAACTACGATATTTTTGCTTCCTTGTTGTAATTGTTGTAGTAGCATAATTCCTGTCGCACGAACTGCTGGATCAGCACTTTTTGTCATTTCAATAAGTGCATTTACTTTTGCAGTTTCATTTACAGTATTGTCTCTACTTAAAGATTTTTGTGCTTCAACATAAACAGAATAATCTTTTGATGCACACCCTGTTAAAAGAACTGCTACTATAACTGAAGTAAACATAAATGTTCTCATTCTTTTTCCTTTATTTTACACTGTCAAAAATCTGTTTTTGATCTTTGTACCAATCTTGCCAACCTTCAACTTTAATTTCACAACGATAATGTCTTTGATAATTCTCAACTACAACTTTAAGTAAATCTGTAACTGAACTGCTTTGCAACACTGCAAGTTCTTCACACTTTTCTTGAAGAGTTTTTGGCGCTTCAGGAAAGTTTCTTTTTACTGGGGTTACAACTGAACATCCAGATAAAAATATAATCAATGCAAAGATAAGTGTTTTCATTTCTTATTTATTTTCACTGCTTGATTGTGTGCATCAATGAACTCTTTTGGAAGAGGGCAATTTTCAACAAACTTTACAACCTCTTCTTTTTCTACAACTATTTTATCAATGTATTTTACAATTTCTTCACCCTTCTCTTTTACAACACGATCTTTATACACAATCTTTTCTACAATTTCAACATTCTTTTTAGCCGCTTCTGCTTCTGCTTGTGCAACTTTTGCTTCCAATTCTTTGACTCTCATTTGCCAAATCATTTCATTTGTTGCCATACCAGACATGAATGCGCCAATGCTTATAAACGCAATTGAAGCAAACTGCAATGGAATTCGCTTCATGTATATGATTGGTATAAACTTCAATACGATTGTCGCAATAAACAATCCAAGACCAAGAATGAAAATTGCGTAGAATATCCAATCAGGTAAAAAAGCAAGCAACCACATATTATTTAATCAGGTTTTTTAGAAAATGTGGATTGAATTTTTTCTTGAATTATTTTAGCCCAAAATGGTTGTGGAAAATTCCAACCAATAAATGCGCCAACTAAAACCCATAATAGTGTTTCAAACATAACATCCCCTTTACACTTTTAATTTAAAATTAATTATCATCTTCATACAATGGCTCAACGATTGACTCTGTGAACATACCTTTCTTGCCGTAGCGAAGAAAGATCATTGGACCATTCTCTCCGTTCTGAAGTATGATAGGCTTCTTTGGGTACTTACGACCAAACTCACGAATTGCATTTCCAATCTCATCTTTGCCCACATAAGTTTCATACTTCACATATTTTCTTTTACCAAGTCTTGCTTTTCGGTATGTATCATCATCAACGACAAACACATCATTGTTTGCAAATCTACGCATCATGACTTTTTTTGGAACAGGAGGTTCTCCAGTCAATCCTGCAACACCACTAACTACATTGGCAGGCGCATCTTCATTATACATTTGTTCACGATCTGAATATTTTTTATGTACTGCCTCTATTTCTGATGCAGATTTTTTAGGTTGTGTCTTAACCCACTTCTTTGCATCAGCCAGA